AATCCAAGATTCAAGGCCATTTCCTCAGAGTTTTCAAACAATCCATAAGCAGTACCACCATTGCTACCAGCAGAAATACCAGCTAGCATATCATCAAATTCTAAAGCAGTAGCGCGATTTAAGAAAAGCATGTTTTCTTCAATAGCTCCTTGTGTATCAAGGTTTTTAAGAATTGAATCAAACTCATCAAGAGCATTTGCTGGAGTTGCAGAGAAACCAGAAAGAATGTTTCCACGGCTTTTGATAGCAGCAAAAAGACCTTCAGTACCAGTAACACCAGAAATTGTAGATCCACCACTTACTTTTTCACCTTCTACAACAGCCATTTCTAAATAATCTTCAAAACGAAGACGAGTTTCAGATTCGGCTTTTAAATACCAAAGGTAACCAGATGTTCCATCTTCAGTAGCAACTTCAACCCAACCAATTTGAGCCATATCAGATCCGTTAATTTGATAACGCTCACGAATGATAATTGGCTTGTTGTTGTATTGAGTAAACTGAGGCTCTACAGATACTGGATCATAAGAAGCAGAAGATCCGCCAGTTCCTTTAGCATATTCTGAACCATATACAAAGATTTTCAAAGTTGTAATTGGAGTAACAGCGTCATAAAGTTTAACTTCCCCAGCACCAGCACCAGCTAAATCAGGTTGAGTATAAGGAAGTACAGTAAGATCGTAGTTACCAGAAGTACCAGAAGTACCAGTAACACCTGTTACCAAACACTTTAATTCGTCTCCGTTTGCAGTGTTCATTACTACAATAGTAGCGTTCTCAGAAACCACACCTTGAACAGTAGCACTTTGTACAATACGAATTACAGATGCACTGTTAGCTGTTAAGCCATCATATGCAATGTGCAAACGATTTTGTTCAGACCAAATAACTTGATCAGATGTCATTGGCATTTCAGCGCCAACCATGCGCAAGAAACCAGAAAGAGTACGATTACCGTAACGCTCTACTTCTTGCTCATAAATTTCAGGTAAATATTGTTGAGCGAAATCATTTCCACTCCCGTCAGCAAAGTTAAGATAGTTTGTAGCTAACAATTGCTGTTTTTGTGAAGGGACAATTGACCCAAACACAGGACTTACATTAGCCATAATTTAAAAGTTTTAATTAGTTAAATTTTCTTGTTTTAATTTTAAGTTTTGAAGAATCTTGACCACTAATTGCTTTTACCTTAAGACCATTAATATAAACGTTTTCTGAGGCTCTTCTTGGCTCTGCAGAACTAGGATTTTTAGACGATGCAACTATTTCTTTTGTAGCGTCTGCTTTACCTTGTTCATAAAAATGACTTGCTAGTTTATCAGCATTCATTGCCGCATACATTGCTTTATGATAACCAGCTGGATCAGTAACATTTCCGTTATTGTCTAGGAACTTCCCGACTACATTGTTAATGTCCGACTGAGTTTCTGCAACTTGAGACGGGTTTTGAATACCATATCTAAATTTTTTTTCGCCTAAATTGAAGTCAAAACCTTTGAATTCATTATTAAACATTTTTTTAGTCTGGTTTTTAAAAGTCTCATGCTGCTTAGTTCGCATGCTTTGTTCTTCATTATATCGATTAAAAAAGTCCATAGCTTTTTGTTGCTCTTGAGTTACGCCGGGTCTCAACTTGATTTCGTCGTAGTATTTACTCTTAGTTTGCTCTAAAAAGTTACGTGCTTTTGCAACCTCTTCTTTAAATGCGAGTTTTTTTCTTCTGATGTCTCGCTCATCATCTGTTTCTATATCGTAATTGTAATTATCTTCTATTAATAAATTTACTTCTTCTTGATTTAAGTAAGATTTAGTTTTTTTATAATATTCTTTTAATAATACAAATTCATCTGCGTTAGAATAATCAGTGTTAAGTCTAACATAATCTTCAATATTACCACCTGTTTCTTCCATAAAAGCTACAAGCTTTTCAATGTTTTCTGGAAGTGGCTTACCGGTTTCTTTTGTTTCTTGTACAGCTTCTTTAAGTTCTTCTTTTACTTCTTCAACTTCTGCTTTAACTTCTTCTTCTGTAATTTCTTGAATTATCGGCGTTTCTTCTTCGGAGCTCCGTACTTCTTCAACCACTTTTTCGCTGTTGCTACTGTTTTCGGGTTGTTCGACAGCAACATTGCTATCATCTGTGCTTTGCTCTTGAACGGCATCTTCTTCTTGTTTTGGTTTTGACAAATCTACTTTGATTACTTCATCAACTTTGCCTAATTGTTTTGCTTTAGGTTTTTTCAATTTGAAATCACCTTCTTGTTTTACTTGTGTTGACATAATAAAATAATATATAATTAATTAATAGTTTTTATTTAGGAGAAAACTGCTCTAAATTAAAACCTCCTAATACGTCATTACCTGCTGATTCAAAGTTTTTAGGTAATGTATCGTTTTTTCTTTGATCTATAAGTTCACTTTGTTGAGTGCCTTGCATTTTAATTCTTTGATCTTTTCTATTTTCAACAGCATCAACATTTTCTCTTTCTGATTTAGCTTTTACTTGAGCTAATTGCATTTGATAGTTAAATTCTTCTGCCATAAGCTCTTTTTTAATTTGAGCCTCTGTTTGTAGTCTTTGTATTTCAAATTGTGATTTAGCTTGTTCAATATTAACTTTTTCTTGAGTAAGAGCTTGTTGTTTTTGCACTTCAGCAAGAGCAGCTTTTTCGCTGGCTTCAGCATTAGCTTGTGCTTGAGCTTGAATATTAGCCATTTGTTGTTGCTGCATTGCCTCTGCTTTCTTTTTCTTTCTAAGTTTAAGAAGTTCATTGGCAAATGTTAAGTTTTTAATTCTTCTAATATCTATAGCATCATCTAAATCAATACCACCAGCTTGTAAGGCGATTTGTATGTTTTGTTCAAGTTTAGCTTTTTCTTCATCATCTGGTTCTAGTTCTAAATAAATACCAAAATCATGAAGATTTAAATATTCTATTTCCTTTAACACCTCACTGTTAAAAACAGAAATACTATTAATTAAAGAGTTTTTAGTTAAAGGGAAATTAAGTACGTCGTTAATTTTTAAAGAAACATTTTCACAAGTTCTGATTGTTAAATAGTTACTTGCTTGATTAATGTGTCTTGTTGCAACATTTGAAGCATTAGCCGCCATTTTTTGTAGCCCAAGTAAAGCATCTTTATCTGGATTACTACCATCACGCGCCTCGTTAAGACCTGTCACATCACGTATCATTTGTAAATAATATTGATACGTTTGTATTAAAGAAGCGATTTTAGCTTGACCAGATGATGAGGTTAATTCTTGTACAGGTATTTTACCTCTATTTAACTCACCGTCTTGCGTGAGCGAACGACCTACAATACTACCAGTTTGGAAATACATGTTTAATGCTTCTGCTGGATTGTACGTTGTACCATTACCAAGATCAACTTCTGCTAAACCGTCCATATCTAAAAACACACCGTCAGGTATAATTCTAGACATTACTTGTTGTAATTTTAAATGTGTTAATTGTATCATATCTGCAAAACCAGTAATACGATTAACAATCGAATCTATACGACCTTTATACATACGAGTCGCGCATATGTTATAGTTCATTACAACTTTTGTAGTATCTGCAAATGGTCGCGTCATATTTTCTGCAAGCTCCCATTTAAGCATAGTGTTGGTACCCATAACTTTAGCTCCACTATATAAAACCTCTATTGTTCTATGTACTCTTTCAAAGTTATCGCTTGGCGGTGGATTAAATTCATCAGTTTTTTCTAATGCTTTTTCAAGACCAGTATCTGTTTTTTTAATTTTAAAAACTTGATTCATATATGTTTTATATTCAAAATATAAAACTTGAACTGTATTTTCGTCATAATTTCCCCAGCCGCTTATATATTGACGATTTCCTGGCATTTGTTGAATTTCATATAGTTCTTCTTCAGATAAATTTGGAAACTCTTTTTTTAGCTCAGGTATTGTAACAGCTTTTACTTCACCTACATAATAAATATCTTCAAAATTTGGATCTTCTGTATATGAATAAACCATATAAGCTGGATCTACATAGTCTATGGTAATACCATTAGAAACATTAAAATTAGTTTTAACAGCACCAATACCAAGAACAGTTAAATCATAATTTAATCTTTTACGAATTTCATCGTATTTATTTAGACTTAAAATATTGTTTATAGCTTCTTCTTCTGCAATTTCAATTGATTGTTTATATGAAAGCTGCATGTGTATTTCAACTTCTTCTATTGTTTGAGGAAGTTGATCTGGTGGTATATTTGTTTTTGAAATATTTTGTCCAGTTGCTTGTTTTAACGTTTGGATAATATTTTGTCCAACCATATCTTTAACAAGCCCATCAGCATATTCAACCCTTGTTTTTATAGCCTCAGGATCTTGAGCAAATGCTTTAATGTCATAGGTTTTTTGTGATATACCGTTTACAACAATGTCTACAAACTTAGAAATAACTGGCACTGGCTTCCAGTCTAAATTTAAATAAGACAAATCACCATTAATAGATAGTTCGTCTTTATATTTTTGTGTTGATTGTTCTCCTCTTGCATAAAGTCTTAATTGGTGATAATTGTTCCAACTAGTTTGATAGCGATTTTGATTTGTTCTACCTTGATCAAACCATTCTTGCTCAATTGCTCTTGATACTTGAAGGCCATAATCATAGCTGGCTTTTACAGCATCACTAACAACTTGGCTAGGAAAAGAACTATTTGTATTTGTATATACCTTCATTTATTTTATTATTTTAGACAAAGAGCCTGTATTGTCGTATCTTTTAATTCCTAAATCGTAAACTTGTTTTTTAACTGATGCAACTGGAACATATAAATGTTTATTACAAGCCATTATTGCAAGCCCGGAGCTAATAGAGGCATCATGTTTTGTTCTATTATTTATATTAAATTTAGCCCAATCTTCTAATGTTTTTTGAAAATACATATTACCATATCCAGGATTTAAAAACCCAACATAGTTTTCTATGTAAGACTCGATCGCTGCGGCATGCGCTTGTTTAATGTCTTCACTAGAGTTTGGTATACCACCAATTTCTCTTTCTGTAGAAGACAATTTATTATAAACTTTATCAGGACGATTCATTGCAAAACCTCTGTAACCTCTTCTTTTAAAATGATATAAAAGTCTAGGTTTGTTATTTTCTGCAAGTATTGGCATGCCATAAAAAACACAAGCCATTAAAACATCTTCAAAAAATATCTCAGCCGTTTGTGGTCTTGATATGTACTCTAAAAAAAATTGACTTACAGGTACATCTTCCATCGTAAATTTAGTAAGACCATGTAAAGAACCATTTGATCCTCGACCATCTACTGTTCCTGATATATCATATGGGTCACAACCAAAAGCTCCGCAATGCTCGTTTCCTGGATATTTTACTCCATTTTTAACTATTACACGGTTTTGCAAATAATTAGGTGGAACCCAGCTAATTTGAAATCTACCATCTTTATGTGGTACAAATAAAACCCTACTATCTTTTTGCCCGTTTTCCCATTGAAAGCTGCCAACAGTAACCATGCTTTTATTATTTACGTCTTCGTTATAATCTATTTGCTCGTAGATTTTTGTAAGATTAAATAATGATTGTTTTGTTTCGTCTCTAAAAGCGTGTTGTTCTGTTCTTGGAAACTGTCTATAAAATTCGTTTAAAGCATCTTGATCTTGCTTTAAACCATCAACTTCGTTTTGCCAGTAATCAATTACACCTATATCTATTTTTGATCCGTCTGGTGCTTCAGCTGGTTCTGGCGGTGTGTCAAATACAGGTGCTCCATAAGAGTCGATGTATCCTTCGTAATTCCATTCCATAGGTATGAACAAAGAATATAATCCCGAGCGAGTCTGTCCATTGGCGTTTCGTTTAGTAACGTCTGAATCGTAGTATAATTTTTTGAAGTTATCTCCACCTTTATCTAACGCGTTTGACGTGCTTCCCATCATGCATTTACCAATGATTCTTGAACCAAGGCGTAATGTTGTTTTAGTTACACGCCAGTTGTTTAATATGTTATTTGGTTTTTCCCACTTACCGCTTTCATCGTGAACTAATAACTTTAGCTTTTCACCATCGTAAGAGTTATCACCAGTATTTTTCCAGTCAATTGTTGTATCAAGACCTTCTAAGTCCTCAACTTTTTCGTTAGTGTCTAATTTACGTCTAGTAAATTTTGAAGCAGGTACTCGATATGCTAACTCTGTTTTTGGTCGATCCATACCGTCTTGTATCGGTTTAAAGAAAAACGGATAGTTAACAGATATTGGCACTACTTTGTCAGTGAACATTTTTTTAGCATCAGGACCAGACTTTGATAATATACCATAACGACTGTCGCTAGATATTGTTGCTAAATTAACCACTTCGCCTGAAGCCATAAAAGAAAAACCAGAACGACGGTTTTTAAGGTAACACATACCATAACAGCGCGTATCGGCTTTACAAGCTTCCCAAAATATATAAAACAATCTATTTGCTTCTCTAAAATCTGGCTTACCTACGTCAATTTTACTCCACTGCAAATACATATAATGCGTTCCGGTTATATAAGTTGGTTTACCATTATTGTAAAACCAAAAACCTTCGTCGCGGTATTTAAATTCATTGTCAATATAATCGTACCACTTTTCTTGAAACTCCGGCGGATATTCTCTCCAATCAAAAACAGTTTTTATTTTGTTTAATTCTTTTGGATATTCTGTGTATTCCCATTTGTCAGAATCAAACTTGTGTACATTATTTTCTTTTGGTAAAGCAATAGTTAACCCTTGTATTTCGTATATATCACCTATTTTACCAGTTTTACTAATTACAACTACATCATGGTCTTTATTATATCCATATTCCCATTTACTGTAGCGATTTAGTTTACTAATAACCTTTGGGTTAATATGATCTTTTACGATTTTATATAAACTTTGCTCGTACATTACCTTGATCTTCCTTCGGCAAACCCTTTAAACGTTTTAGATTTTTCTTCTTCTTGTTCTTTGGGTTTGTCATTTAGCATGTTTTCTTCTTCTTGTATACGATTAAGTATTTCAAAAGCATCAAACACCGCTAGCTTTTTAGTAGCGGCAGCATTTTTAAGTCTGTCAGCGGAAATATCATCACCTGAGTCAACGATCTTTTCTTGTGCTACCTTAATTAATTCCTCAACTGCTCTTTGCCCAGCTTGGATTATTTTCAATTTCGTCTCCTTGGTATTCATATTTAATAACAATATCATTTGATTTCATACAGTATAACCGCTGGTCATCGACAATAAAATCAAATTCTCCATAAGGAGTATACCCAACTAGATCACCAGGAGTTATTTTAAGCGCTTCTAAGGACTTATTACCATACTTTAGTATACCAATAAGCTTTCGTTCTTTATCAAGCGTTAGAGAGTCATTGTTTTTTAGTGGCATTATAAAGCATCTGTCACCAAAAGCTTTCCAATTACCAAAATCACCGTACATATAAACTTGGTCTAGAGCCACAAAAAACATATTATCAACAAACATTGATCTACTGTTTTTCTTTTTACCTTTCATATCATAAAAAACTCTAAACACGTTGTGGTGAATAATAACTTTATCACCTACTTTAATGTCTGTTTTAAATGCTAAAGGCACAGCTACAACTTCAGCTATATTATTTACAGATTTAAATGACTCAATTTTAGTATTTAAAACTAATTCTGCATTGCCAACCTTTATTGAGTTATCATAACGTTTTTCGTTATAAGGTTTGACAATAAAGTCGTACAAACTTTTCATTAATATTCTAAATCATACTCAACTGAGATAGCCATGTTAGAATTAAATTTCTTCCATGGCATTACCTCAGCGTTTTTTTTAATGTAAATATTATACGACGTGTCTTGATTATCAAAAATAATATAAGCAATCTCATGGCCGCCATATACCTGTTGGCCTACGGAATAGTGCATTGCATCGTTCTTGTAATCAGATCCGATACTAATTTTCCGTATGTTCGACTGCATTATCTTTATTTTCAATTGGCTTGTACTCGCCGGTTGCTAAATCAATAGTAACCGCTCCATACTCTTGTTCAAGTTCAGTTTTAAACTCTTCAACTGTTCTATTAACCTCAGCGATACGATGAAGAAAACTATGTTTTTCTGCTTCTAGTGCACCGATGCGATTAATAAGTTCGTTTAAAGCTAACTGTTGTGCATTAAGTTTCTCTAAATGTTGTTCTGAAACAACATTTTCAACTTTCTTTTTTCTTGGCATTTGATTAAATTTAATTGATTAATATTTATTTATTTTCTATATTTTGCGTATGGGTCTGCTGGTTTTTTAGCGTCGGCTGCTTCTGCTTCACCGCTAACCAAGCCTTGAACAAATCCGGTCACATAGTTACCAGGATTATAAGTTTTTTGTGAACGGCCGCCGCCTCCGCCGCCAAAATCACTCCAACTTCTCTCAGAACCTGTGTTTGTATAATATTTGTTACTTCCTCTTTGGTGTGCTGTTGAAATTCTTTCTCCAACTCTTTTTACCGTGCTTTTGATATTGTCAATAATACCATCTCCTGGTCCTTGACCAATTTGTGGTCCACCGTCTTTGTACATTCCTGGTCCCATTAATTCTTTAGGGATTCCTCTTCCTGTTTTTGCCATTTGAGGGCGCCCTGGTTGTTGCATGTAAGCCATTTTTTTTAGTTTTAATTGTTAATTTTTGTTTTTATTTGTTTTGTTTTACTGCGGACCCATAAAAATAACCAAAAATTGATAATACAATTCCTTCAATTATTCCTATTGTGTGAATCCATACTTCTTTATTATTTTCTGGTATTTGCAAATATACAATAGCGTATATAATAAACGCAAATGATATTAGCCCTACTAATCCTGTTATATTAAACATAAAATCAAATCCACCAGCTTTAGCTTTTTCAACTTCACGTTTTCTAGCTGAATCTCTATCTTCTACCTCTAGTCTATAAAGATCAACAACTTCTTGGTGCATAGCTTCTTTTTCTTCTGATGATAATTGTGGATCACCATCAATAAGATTTTTTACCATACCAAGAACACCTTTATCTGGTAAAATATCGCCTACAAACCCTGGCAATTTACTAGTTATAAACTTACCGACAACTGTTTCGTTAAATTTTTTTTTAGACATTTGGTTGTTTTTTATAAGCAGGTCCTTCCCATGGCAAACTTCTATCGCTTAAATTCATGCTGAATCTTGGGTATTTCTTGCCTTTCCAATAAAAGTTTTTATCGTCGTAATCTAAATCACCGCGTTTAAATTGATCAACATGGACTTTTTCATGTCGAATAACTTTTTTTATTTGCTTTGGATTTAATTTTCTATTTACAATTATAGAACCATTTTTCACAGTTTGTCCTAAAACACCTTGTGCTAACTCCCTATTATATACCGGTGTGTTATCGACAGAATATGGTGGTTTAAGCTTAAAAGCCATTTTTAAAATTTACAATGCTTACTCATCCAAGACTTTGCAGCCATTTGTGCTCCATCATACATCATTGGTTTTCCTTGTCTTGCTGCTTTACAAGAAGGACATTGGCATGCCATTTTTGCCCCGTCTTTATATGATGCCATTTTAGCTCCACAATTTCCCATAACAGTTTTTTTAAAAAATTAATATTTACCTCTAACTCCTTTTGGATTAGATTTTTTGCTACCGCCTTTACCTGCCCATAAGTTTTTACAAGCCCAATATTTAGCAGTAAGTTTGTTTTTAGCAGAACTACACTTGTGCCTAGCTTTAAAAGATTTTCTAGCAGCAGCAGAATAATTATGGCCATAGCCACTAGCGCCAAAATGGATTAGTTTTTCTTTTCCATTGGCACAGGCTTTAACCATTTTCTTTTTACCAGCTCTGTCAGATTTAGTTGGCTTATTACAAGCCATTTTGCTTTTATCAGCCACTATCGCACCATTTTGCCATTGCCCATTGCTCTGTTAGTAATAGGCGTTCCGTGACCACACTCAAATGCGGCTTTACTTACTTCCATACCATACTTACCAGAGCTAGATCCTTTGCCCATTGGAAAACCCGTTTTATCTAACGGCCCGTCCCAAATAGCATTTTCACCAATTTGTCCTGATAGTTTAGGATTTTTTTTAATTCTATCAATAGCGTGTTCCATAATTATTGTTCATTAGCTTTTATTCCTTGAAAAATTTTAGTATTGCCACTTTCGTAAACTTCGCTGCCTGGCCCAAAAGCTTCTTCTTGTGCTTCTGTCATCATTACACTGTTTTGTCTCATTTGTGAAGATCCATATATTCCATTTGCGGCATTCATTGCCATTGGATTGTTATATACCGGAGTTCCAGGCACTGGCATAGGTTGTTGGCGAACTGCCATTGGGTCAATTGGCATTCCGGTTAGTTGATCGTATGCTACATTATTCATAACCATCGTGTTTTATCTTTGTTAATATTTTTTATTGCGGTCTTAAGTACAGTATCTGTATATGTTTGACCACGCATTATTTTGTTTCTTCTTTCGCTAACTGGAACATCGTCTTGACCAAGCATAATACGATAAATTCTAGCACTTAATTGCTTAAACTTAAATGAGACTTGATATATACTGTATTTTTGTGTGGTTCTGTTACGCTTACGCCATACAGTTATCCAGCCTTGCTTAAGTAGCCTATTCCATCTTCTATTATCCCAAGAATAAGAGTAAGCACCATCTTTAAAATCTTGCTTACTGAAATACTCCATGCATTCTAAATATATTAGAAGTTCTAAATCAGCATCATTTAAGTTGTTGTTTTTGCAAGCCCACTTTCTTATTATCCTATAGTGTTTTAGTAAGCCAATATTTTTAATATCACTTACGTCTAGCCTTTTCATAAAACAACAACCACGTCACTTACTTTTATTACGTGATAAGTATTTTTGTTAACTTCTATTTTATGTCCAGCGTGCCGGTCAAAATAAATATTATCATTTTCTTTTAGACCAACAATTTCATCACCAACAGAAACTATTGTAGCTTCTATATATCGAATATCTTCTTTGTGTGAATCTGCAAGAAGTAAACCGCCTTTTGTTTTAGTAGTTCCTTCTTTTACTTTTTGTATAATTAAATTTTTACCTATTGCCTTCATTGATACGTAAATTATTAATTACACAATCGGTTGACAATATGGTAGTTGCTACTGAAGCTGCGTTTTGAAGCGCACTTTTTGTAACTTGGAGAGGATCAATAATTCCTGATTTAATCATATTTACCATATTTCCTGTAACCACGTTTAAACCTCTACCGCGCACATTAGGCTCTTCATAGTCCGTAATACCAGCATTATCTAAAATGGTTTTAAACGGCGCTTTAATAGCCTCTAGTAATATTTCTTCACCAAACGCAGTTGGCTTTATTTTATTAGAAGCATTAAGTAAAGCAATACCGCCCCCTGGAACTATGCCTTCTTTAATCGCAGCTTTAGTAGCACAGATGGCATCTTCAACCCTATCTGTTTTTTCTTTAAGTTCTATATCAGAATTAGCAC